TTTCATATCAGGCAATGCCTGATATTTATTTTTTTGTTCAACGCCACATGTTAGAGGTTGAAAGACTTCAGGATATCTAAAAAATGGACTATTATTTACAGCGTTTGCGCCTCTGCCCGTCAAATTTATAACTGGCGAATTATTTGCCGCATTTATATTATAATATCCTACTCTTTTTAGACTACCAATATTTGGATTTGTATAAGTTTGACTTTGGGTGGCCCAGGTAATTTTATTATTAGTCCACATTCCACGAGCAATCTGGGCATATTTTTGACGTTTTGTTAAATTTGCGCTATTTTTTTTATATTGTAANACGTTTCCTTTTTTTAAAACTTCTATTTGATACGCCCCNCCATTTCTAAAATTTAATGGAGTATTTGAATAAGCGCATTGATTTTCAAACCGATACCATTCTCTTGGAGGATTTGGATTATAGTTTGGTCCTAGACATGGCATTTTATATATTAATAATTTTATTAAATATATAAAACAATAAACAAATCCTTCTAAACAACAAATAACAAATAATTATGGTTAATTAGTTCCTAGAGGATTAAATTGATCTCCTGTTCCTGCAAAAAACCATCTTGTAGATAAATAATTAGTATTATTCTTTGGATTAAGTGACGACAATTGAGCCATTTTTGTATTTGGTCCAGATTTAACTAAATTATAAATTGCTGCTGTTCCGAGAGCATAGTTATAATACCATAAATTAGAAATATAACCAGAAAACCCACCATTTAACGCTATATTAACATCACCATAATTTTGTTTTGGAACACTGGTCAATTTTAAACTTTTAGTTATAGTTCCGTTAATATAAATATCTATGTTAATATTTCTACATCTAATAATAACATTAACCCATTTATTTAAAGGGACGTTATTAACAATAACTTCTTCATTTATATTATTATAAGTATTCATAATTACTTTCAATGCATTTGTGCTAGGCATAATATATAATCCAGGCGCATTATTTGGAAAGTTTAATCCAGTTTCTTCAACATTTGCATTTCCTTTACTAAAGACATGTCTATATCTAGGCGATTGCGTATCATCAATAAATACCCAAACAGACCATGTGAATTCAATTCCNTCGGGTCCATTGACNGACCNNTTAATTGGTTTTGCATTTGATGCGGATGGGTCTTGTGGTATAATCAATTGTTGCTTTGCATCAATCATACCATTCAATATTTTCGGTGAATTATTAGGTCCAAAAAACCATGCTAATATTCCTATAGAAACTCTTAAAATTACGACAAATATAATAATAATCAATAATAAAAATGATATTTTTGCTATTAAACTATTAGAACTCAAGAAATCCTTTAAGCCGCTGCCTCTTCCTATATTATCTTGTGTAAATCCTCTTCCTAAATCCATTTATATAATATATAATATTATAAGATAAGAAAACCGTAGCAGAATAATAAATGTAACAAATGCTATAAATAAAATATATTACAAATATATTACAAATGTATTACAAATGTATTACAAATGTTTTACAAATGTATTACAAATATCGTAAATGCACCACATGCATTAAATGTTATATTTTATTCTATTATAAGATATAACATTATCATTCTAAAAGGTATAACTACTATTTTCGGTTCCATTATTTGAAAAGGATACTTTTACTTGATATTTACCAAAAAGATCGGTTAACCAACTATTACCATAACCGGCCTTATATATATTCCATGCAGCCTGGGGGTCAGTTGAATTAGGAAAGTATTGGAATTTAGAAGTCCACCCAGAAAATCCTCCTGATGGTGTTATATAGACGCTTGCATCTTGGTTAATTTTAGCAACACCTGGTAAAACGCATGTAGATACTAACTTTCCATCTAAATAAACATCTAAAGTTCTTCCATACGAACTAATTAATAAATTAACCCATTTTTGAATCGGTATATTACTTACTGTGCATGTATGGACTATTGTTCCGTCAGAATTAACTACTTGGTCAGTTGATGGGACTACNTCAGAACCNGGATAGCATGATAATAATATTGAAAGATTATTCTCAATGCTACCTAATATAGCAACAGGGCAAGGATTTGCCCCAGAAATTCCAGAAACACTGGTTCCGATTGAATCCGATAGGCCGCCCATTCTTCCAAATAAAACCTTATTGTTGTTATATTTATAATTCCAGTCGTTTATGTAAAACCAAATAGAATAAGTAAAGTTGCTAGAGTTCGCAACATCACCCTTTGCTAAATTGTTTGCTGTTATTGTTTGCATAGTAGTTCCAGAACTTAAATTGCTCAACGTATTTGCATCAGAAAAGACGTATTTTACTATAATAAAAAGTAATGCAAGAATTATAATAATTAGAAGAACACTCTTAATATCCATCGTATAATATATTCATAGAAATTATCTTAAATTTATGAATATATTATTATCTTATTACATCAAACAATAACGATTACAAAAACACAACAAATTAACAACGACCTAATATATTAAATACCGATAAAGTTATCATTGTTAGCCGTAGCAAACCACTTGAAAGATAAATAATCTACAACTGTGTTATCCGGGTCTAATTTTTCTTGTTTATCGGGGGTCTCTTCTAATTTATCTACTGCTGTTGTAACATCAATATTTATTGGTATTGTAATAACTGGTGGGTTAGCGTCTATATCTGCGCCCTTCAATATATTTTTAACAATAGATTCTTTTGAGGGAATTGCTACTGGTGGGGTTTTATCTTTAACAGTGTTATATAAGTAATATACTTGCGAAATATTAAGGCTTTTGTTAAAATATGTTAAGTTACATATTCCACCATTTATTCCATTGTTTGAACCAACAGTAAGCGTATCTTTTGACATTTTAGGAACAGCCTCAGTCGCGGATTTAACCAACTCCCCATTATAAAAAATATCTATTACGCCATTACTATAATTAATAATAATATTGTTCCATTTTTGGAGTAAAACATTTGTCATCTCATAAATAATAATATTACCATCGGAATCTAGGGTTTGCGGATTTGTTAATCTGCTATCGCTTCCGATTGCAGGTTCTCCATCATTTGCTAACGTAATTCTAAGCGTATTTTCTGAGGCATTATATAATACATTTGGTTTATTACCATAGTTTAATAGTGACGTATACTTATTTAATGAACTACTAGCACTTGGGCTTACAGCATCAATAAATACCCAGAACGAAATTGCGTAATTATAGTCATATAAATTTTTATCATCAGTTCCATTCAATGCATCGTAGGCTCCAATTATATTTTCAGAATTCGTATATATGGGGTTATTTACTAATAATGTTCCGCCTTGTTTTGATATATTAGTCTGTGCCTGCGGTCCTATAAAAAAATAAATAATATATAACATAATTATCATAAACAACAATGCGTACGTAGTATATGGTGTGCTTTTAACGTCATTTACAACATTAGTTAATCCTCCCCATAATAATCCTAGTACAGATACACCTGGTTTTGAAACACCAAAAAGGGAGCCTAACAAACTAAATANTATATCAAGCACACTGACTAAAATACAAGGAATATAAAATAAAGANTTAACTACTAACCTAAAGAATGGGCTCTTTTTATAATAGGTTCCGCCAGTTATTAGTTTAAATACTAATGCTAATATAGAAATTACAATAAAAACATTTATTACAAATGATAATGTTCCTGATTTTGTTGATAACCCTTCAACCCCAGTTACTAACCAGCCAATTAATAATCCAGAAAAAATGAGACCAAACAATAACATAAAAACTCTTTGGGCTATTTTTGTAATATTTTCCATAGTGACGTCACCATCNGANTCTCTCAATTTTGCATCTGAAAACGATAGGAATCCGAAAAATAATATCCATAAAACAAAAATTATTATTAATAATATAACTATTCCTGAAACTTTTGTTGTTTTATCCGAACCTGCTTTCCCGGTCCCAGTTGTAAATCCGCCAGGATATGCTAGAATTCCCGCAACAATTATAATAAGAAATATAATAAAACTAAGCCCNCTAAACAAACCAAATTTTGANACACCTTTAAATAAACCACCNCCNGGTTTATCTGTTGCAAATAATCCGGTTATTCCATTTCCGCTAACGGTTGGAAGNGTCATCAAAGTAATTAAATAAAGAAACCCAAATATTGCTAGAAGAATTGTTATTATAAGAGATGGTCCAAAATATGATTTCAAATAACTGCCTGGGTCAATTGTATAAAACACTAGCATNAACACAATAAGACAAAAATAAATTAACGCATATTTAACGCGCTCATAATTNAAATCAAAAATATAATTGTATAAAACTCCTTTTTGCATTGCTAAATAAAATAAATAAATTCCGATTAACATTGTTATTGGAAAGAATAAAAACGCATAACCATCAATAATTCCTCTAGGAACATTTCTATAAAAAATAATAAGAGCAATTATATAAATAACAAGTATAAACACAAATTTAAGCCTGCTCATAAAATTTAAAAATTCTTTATAATTTGGAATAGTTAAAAAGACTATTAATAATATTGCTGCTAAGAATGATATTATTATAATAGACGTATTAACNTCGTCCTCTGTCAACTTTCTATTCCCAGAACTAGAGGAATAAGACTTATTATTATAAATTAAACTTATAACTACGCTCATCATTACGAGCATAACTATAATAAATGTTGTAAAAATAAGCCTTGTTTGCAACTTTGAATAATCAATCTTTTCAATTGATGTCTTTAATGAAGTAATTGTTGAATTTATTCTGGACTCTTGGCCATCCATAATATATAATTACATTTTATTTTATCAAGTTTTTCCCAACCATCCTAATTATTACGCCTTTGCACACAATTAAGTTACATATTTTCCATGGCGGTTTTTCTACCATGGCAATCTCTGCATAATGCTACTAAATTACTTACCTCATTTGATCCACCATATTCAAGTCGTTTAATATGGTCAACTTCAAACCACGCGTTTAATTGCTCTTTACAATCACCACATTTCCATCCTTGTTGAGATGCAACGTACTTTTTCTTTGTTTCACTAACAGAACGTTTTGTACTTTTGCCACCAGACTGTAAAATACGTTTTTCTGAGTTTGATGCAACATTAGGAAGCCCCATTTCGTTATTTAAATCGCCCATAAAACTTGAACTATTAGATGTTGACGTAAAATCTATTAATGGACTAAGCATATCCATAGATGATTTATCAATAGGCATATATTTAACAACATTATTTGCATGAAGAAGCATATTTTTACATCTAGCAGGGTTACGCTTAACCATTAAATAGAACACTATACCTAAAAATATAAAAAATGCGATTTGAAAATATTTTTTATTTTTCATTATCATTTTTGTATATTTTCCATCATAATAAGTGTTATATGCAAAAAATATAGTAATTCCTACAATAAGTAGTTCTAGTTTCATTAATAATATAATATATTAACGTTATATTATTATTTTGGGTATAATATGGCCTATTTGATTGACCTTGTTCTATTAAGAGACGATATTGATTTGCGTTTGTGCGTTTTTTTTACGGAGGAAGATTTAGAAAGTGAAATAGAAGTAGAACTAGAAGTAGACTTAGACCGGCTTCTAGACTGAGTGTGAGACTTAGAACTAGTTTTATTGTTTGAACCAGAGTTACTAGAGGAATCTGCTGGAGCCTTAAATTTAATAGTAGACGCACTTTGAGCCTTTAATAAAAGCGCATTTAATTCATCTATTTTAATTAACAATTTATCAATATCAATTGGGACATAACTACACTCAATAACATAAAGAACCATATTTATAATTTTTTTAACAATATCTATTTCGCACGAAGATAATTCTTCATAGTATTCCTCTAAGTATTCTAGAATTGGTAAATATGACATGACGAACCCCCAAATATCTATGTTTTTAAGAAATACTTGAGAGAAATAACCCATCTTATCAAACTTGCCATCCTTTGTAAATTTAAATAAGACATAAGATATGTACTCAAAAATAAAATAGAACGTATATTCAAACTCAATAATATCCTTTTTAAATTGTTCTTCAACATTAATTAATCCGCGTTCAAAAAATGTTTTAAAACAACTATTTAAAGTTTTTAAATGCCCTGCTCCTCTTTTATTAATCCATGTGATTACATAATTTATTACAAACGACCTAGTATCAAAATAGGTAGGGTCTTTTTCCTTTTTAAGAAATTCGGCATGCATTTTTGTAAAAGTATCATTGAATAAAATAATTGAAAACGGAACATTATATTGAAATGGTCGGTTAGTTAATAATTTTGGAATACTGTTTCTCTCTTTGAATATTACAGATAGACCCCAGTCTACTAGCCTTGCCTTGATGTTATTAGTTGATTCTGATTCTTCTAGAATAAGTATGTTAGCATCTTTAACATCGCAGTGATAAATATTCTTCTCATTCATTGGAACAATTCCATTTTTTAATAATTTTATTAAGGATTCATTCATTTTAATGAGCTTTTTATAATCCATTTTAGAGGCATCAATATAGTCTCCTAAGTCTATTCCACCATAAGGCATATTTAATGCCATNAATTTATTTAACGAATCATTAACNTTTTTTGAAGTAATTTTCATTTTTTTAAGGGCGCTACACTTTTTATCAAATAATGTTAAATCTTCTTCGTCTAATTTATCTGGCTCGCAAGTTGAAAACCCATCTACTAAAAAATAGTCAGAATAATTTGGTATTCCTTTTAACATTTCTTTATATTTTTGAATTCCATTAAATTCAGTCTTAACATACTTTTTTTTCATTAATTTTGTAACTGTTTTATTGCCGCGTTTTTGGCCTTTACATTTAATAGCGGGATTAAAAACACATCCAAACCCACCAGAACCAATTACTTTTCCCCCTTTTAGGTTTGTTGTCAAGGTTGATTTACTAGTATTGTTTATATTGTTGTTTATATTGTTGTCATTATGCATTTAATAGTTATCTTAAAATATGATAAGATAATTATTTTATTAAATTGCAGCATTATTTNCGTGTTCGGGGCTTAGATTTAGTTTTTGCTGTTTTTGCACGCTTATGTTTTGAAGTTGTCCTTTTATTGGATTTTGTCCTTTTATTGGATTTTGTCCTTTTATTGGATTTTGTCCTTTT